GCCTTCAACTCAAAGACATAAGGCTTGCCCGCAACGATAAGGACTAAATCACCCTCGTCATTAGCCCCCGCAAGGGCAAGCCTTTCTGTCATTGCCTTGGGTAGTCTTCCCCTTAACCACCCAAGAACATCTGTCTCAAACTTAGAACCTTTGCGCTTGCCATAGGTACTCATAGGCCGAGCATACCAAACAAGTCCTGGGCGTTATGCTTAATCAAGTAGCGCCGAGCTAGTTCGTAATCTCGTTCGGTAAGAACGATCTTAATGTTCTCGATGACATTATTGCCTTCGACAAACACATCTGCAAAACTTGCCACTATTCATAACTCCAGTTCTGTTGACTATTCTGCCTGTAGTTCCAGATGGACATACGCGATGCATCTGTCCATAAGGACACATACTGTGCGCCACTGGCACTATTGCGGGCAAAGCGGTTCTTAACGGCTGCAATCCTAAACTCACCGGTGTACGGCAGCAGGGCTACAGTAATAATCATTTCAGGCAACTGGGAAATTTTGCCTTGAATGGACTTGCGACTCGGTGGCATATCTGCCTGACCTTCACCTTCACTGGTGTGGTGTAGCAGGAATACCGCAGCTTCTGTTTCTCTTGCTATGTGATGCATAGCCTTAGCAATCTCACGCAATCCCGACCATTCATTCTCATGCATAGACACGACATTCATCGCATTGTCTACGATCAGCAGGTGAGGATATTCGCCATATGCTTCAGCGTAAGCCTGTATAGATAGATCAATTTCATCAAGGGTAGGGGATGGAGCAAAGTCAAACTTCAAGTGGTTGATACTTTCCAACTCACTCTGATAAAACTCAACTCCTACTTCACTAGCAAACGCCTCTTCGACGCTGGCTACTGTATGTCCGCTGACCATTGCAGCAGCTCGAATCGCAGTCGTATAAGCATCAGTATCTGCGCTGATATAAAGCGTAGGTACTTTCATGTTAACAGCAAAGTGAAGTGCTAACAAAGATTTACCAGCGTTAGGAGCACCGGCAATCATTGTCAGTTGACCACGCCTGAACCTAATTCCTTCGTTCTGTAGAACTGGAAATAGATCCGGCAAGATGGCGTGGTCAGAGGCTGACTTTGCTGCCGCTTGCGACAGCGATAACATCGGTTATCGTACGAAGTTAGCTGAGCACTGATCTGGCGTACCCTTTGGTGAAGGGCAGAAGTAACCCTTCCAAGGCTTACCAGTCTTCTCACTTACTCCTTGACGGAAGATCATCTCGCCATGCTTACAAGTGTTGCTTGCTCCAGCAGGAGCAGCAGGTGCTGGTGATGCTGACTTAGCAGCCCAAGCTGGTGCGTCATCTTCTACTTGTGTAAGTCCAAGTGACTTGGTTGCGTATGCAACATTTGCACCCTTGGATAGATCGCCACCGGTGAGCAGGATAAGGTTTGCTAGATCAGCAATGGACTGAAGTTGCTCTTCAAGTTCCTTTTGTGAGTTAGCGTAGAGGTTAATCAAAGTTCCGTCAGACAACTTGAAGTTGACTTGGAGCTTTGTATCGTTGTTATTTGCTGCCATTTTCTTTCTCCTTGTTTGTGTGTTTGGTTGTATAAACTTATTTTAATTGTGCCAGTGGATCAACGGTATGGGCAAGACTACCACCAAGAGCATGGCAATAATCCTTTACGCCACAAGATCCGCACATCATATTGATATTAGGTAGAAAAATCTCTGCCTGTAGACCACGCTCGAACTGAGCAAACATCTCGGTCAGCACGGGGATAGTCCATAGTTCAAGTCCTGGGCTAGGCTGAAGCATTGCATCACGGGCTTTGTAATATGCGCCGTACTGCGGGCGAACGCCATAGACAGACTCAATGCAGGATGCGTACACACCCAGCTGCATGGCTGAGTCTGGTGTGTAGGCACCGGTCTTTAAGTCCACCACTGTGAGCGATCCATCCTCATTCTCAAGGATCAGATCGGCAAAGGCTTTGATAAGCACATCGCCAAAGTGAACATTAAATTCCATTTCAACACCTGGTACGCCATCTGGCGCAATCCAGACTTTCCACTTGTTGTTGGTAAAGGCGGTAACAAAGTCCTCGAACATGCGAAGACCATTCTCGTCCCACCAAACCTTGTTCTCTTTATCTGGGTTGGCTTTAGATGCACGACCGCCCACACGCCAGTCAACTGGGTTAGTGCCGGTGCGTTGCTCAACAACGCCAATCTCAGATAGGAACGCATGTTCCCAAATCTCTTTTAGATTACTCAACCTTTTGGCCAATCACTATTTCTTGCGCTCGCTTTAAGCCAACGATAGTTGCTGGGTTAGTCTCTGTCAAAATCTCCTTGGCAATCATGTCGCCAAGAGCTTTGCGCATCATAATCTCTGCTTCTACAAATGCCTTCTCAAAGGCTACCTTTGTAATAATCTTTGCTCGCTTTTGTCCCATTATGCGCAATCCTCACATTCGTCATCCCAGTCAACATCATTTGCATCCCATTCAAAAATCTCATTCAACTTGCGGGATGACCAAAGATTTATTTCTGTTAAAAATCTTATCCATAAGCCAAACATTATTCTCCCCATTCTGGTGTAGGTGCCTGTGCGAGGCTGGAGCATAACACGCATTGCATGTCTGTGAAGTACAAACCGATCGTGTTGTCTTCATCAAATTTAACTTTCAAGTGCCATGTATCTGACCCGCATGGGCAGATACGGATAGGACCAAGCGATGTGTAATCCGCCTTATCGCCCTTGAGAACCACAAGGTTCTTGATAGGCGTTGGCTCAGGCTTAATCATTTTGCTTTAGCGATTCTAGTAACCAGCGTTCGACCGATGAGTGGAACGCAGAGCCGGCGACAAACCACCAAGCTGGTGCAGTCGTTACACCCAGCTGGCGTTCTAGTTGCCATGCTTTACCGCATCGCACCCATGAAGCAAACGAGGAAAACGACCTGTGACCTACTGTTGTTTTTGTTTCTATGTTCATGGCTGGATCATAGCAGGGGGGTATGTATGGCTTGTCAAGTTAATGTTTCAATTTTGCAGAAATTTTTTGCCTATGGTTATACTACGAGCGTAAGCACGGGAGCGAGTAAAAGGGTTGGGGCGCAGAGCGCCCACCGACAGCGAGCGGCAAAGCCGATAGCGAGCATTACACAAGCAAAAAAGCAAAAAAAGCCCCGCAATTAAGCGGGGCCTTTAATCTTATTAAGTTTTACTTAGTTGTTGTGTTTGCTACTGCCTTGAAGTGGTTATACGCACCAACGGCAACTGGTCCAAGAACTGCAACCAATGCTCCCCAAGCAACTGTCTTGAGGTGGTGGTTACCTGTCTGCCAGATGGCAACAGATGCGACTACAAGTGAAGCTAGGTAATGCTCAACGATTGTCTTGTTGATCTTCATAGGTTCTCCTTTAAGTTAAGCCGTTAGGCCCTTCAAAAAGTTTACCATAGGGAAGTTAACGCCAGGGTCAGTATGACCACCGGCAATCTTGTGAGCATAGGTAATATCGGCGTGGGTACAAAAACCCTTTGTCTTGCCGTCTAGGATCTGCTCATAGGTCAGATGGGTAGCAGGTATGCCATATTGGCTCATAAGCCCTTTACAGAGGCTTGTAGCCTGCCTGAGCACCCCTTCTGAATAACTGTCCGCCCACTGGGCAGGGGTTTGCGCAGCCCGACCAGTCAGCTCAATGCCAATAGATTCGACATTCCTGTCCCATATATCGCAGTGCCACGCAATGTCCTCGTTCTTTACAGACTGGACGACGGTGTTGTAGTCGACCATGTAGTGAGCGCTAGCCTGCGGGGCAGTAGGACCTGCGAACCAAAGGGCTAGGTTGTGTGCAGCATCTGGCAGTTCGTTGTTCTCTGCGCTGTGTAGAACTATGAGTCGGATCGGCTCACGTTTGTTTAGTCCAGGTGTGTAATGCTTTGCTTGTACCAATGGGTAGGTCATTGCCAGATCAACCGTTCTGCTAGATCGCCAGGTACTACCAAGTAATCTTCCTTATGGCATAGATCAACGCCGGCCTTCTTGTAAACCTCTGACACAAGCTCAGAGCAGATATAGCCTTGAGTTGTAGCCAACTTCTTGGCAAGCCATGTGTTAGCCAAGATCTTTAGCCCGAGGATACGCAGGGCAAGATCGGCAATGGTGAAGAAGTTGTAAGGTTTGCCTAGCGCTTGATGAGTGTAGAAGAAGATCGCGTCACGTTGCTTATCTGTCAACTCTTCGTGCTGGTTCCAAGCCACATTGGTGTAGTTAGACAGCGGGCTTTTCTTTACGCCTTGTGGATCTGCTCCAATAATTTCTCCATTACCAATGTAAATGAAGCAGTGGTTCCATCGGCTAAAAGTTCCGAGACGGATAAGCCATCCGAAAAATCCGTTGGTCTTGACACAGCCGTAGTCTCCGATGCGTGGCTCATAGATCATCGTTCAAATCCTTAATCATTTCAATTTCACGTTCTTCAAGTTTGCGGATGTATTCAACTGCTCTAAGAATTTCTGGAAGTAACTCAAGTGCCTTAAGAATATCTGGCAGTATTTTGTAGATCGCTCGAATGATCTGAGCATCACGCTTAGTCTGGCCAATCATGGCAATACCAATGACCAGTTCCACAGTTACCGCTAGCCATGAGGCTAGGTTCATCCATTTGATATAGGCATGAGTATCTGTAAACCAAGCTGGTTGCGTCCACCATATGAAGGTGACCGTTGACCAAAGAATAACAAAATACCAGTTGCGAATAACGCCTTGAATTTTCCAAGAAATTTGTTCACTAAATGTTAGAACATCGCCAGTCGCTTCGTGAACATATTTTTTCTTAAAAAATTTTTTAAGCATTGTGCTCCCTAATGTGCTGCTCAAACTTGCCATTAAGTGTTGCTACATCTACCGCTATATTCTGCTGCTTCTCTATCAAGGTCTGAACCATTGGGATGACCTGCTTGCGTATAGCATCATTGAGTGAACTGCCGGTGTTGGGCGTTACTTCATGCTTGATAGATTTAATGTCCTCAAATTCTTCACGCATAACATTCTTAACGCCATGCTTGAATACATACCACACACCTGTGGCTGTAGCGCCTAGCGTAAAGACGGTGTTGTAGAGGATGGTGGTTAGATCTGCGCTGCTCATCATGCTTCCTTATGAGTTGACGGTGCGGAACATGATTTGGCATAGACCGCCAAATCCTCTGAAGCGGCGGTCAGGTGCCTGCATGCGAGAAAAGGAGAGAGCTTCGATAACTCCTTGGACTTGCTCACCGGTTGTAAAATCTTGCAGAACAACTACATCTCCGTTCGACTCAATAGATTCAAGAGCAGATAGTCGTTCGTACGCCCATCCTTCGTAACCAATTTCCATGTTGTAACGATCTTTGTCAAAGTCGTAGATCATTACCGGTACAGTAATTTCACGCTCACGGGCAACGGCTGGAAGTGCCTTGAGTTGATAGCCGTTGAATGTGGTAGCGGTAAGGTTTGTTGCCGCATCTGAGTACAGGGTAAATCTAAAACCTACTGACTCAAGCGGTGCAGATATACCAGTGGAAATGTCATTGGTAATATCAAAGTTAGATGTGATGTTGATAAGGCTGATGACATTCATCTGCGGATCAACGGAAGATACATTGACTATGCCGTTGATAGGAGCAGTAACGCGAGCCTTGATAAGTTTGAAGTGCTTATCTTCCAAGGTCAAGTAGCGGATCTGACCAGTCTGTAGGTAGCCACTGGTGCAGAGCTTGCCACTAGAGTTGGAGTTTGTTGGGTCGGTCTGGATGTAAATGCCATAACCTTGGATCGAGAACATTAAGCGGTTGGACTTGCCATAGACGGCAGCGTCTTGTGCAGTAGCAGTAATGCCTGCTGGCGCACGAAGGTGGGTAGCCCAAGCAACCTGGTTGGTTGTAATTTCCTTGCCAAGATCTAGCTTGACCAAGCCTGATGAGTATGTGCCATCGCCATTGTCGATGTAGTTGGTGATGGTGCAGTAAGCAAAACGATCGTTGAATGTCACGTAGTTGACCCAACCATCGGTTCCCGCAGGGGTGCGGTATGTGCCTGTGGCTGGGTCATAACCTTGCGTGATAACAGTCATTGGACCGTAGGTGATGTAGCCTGAAGATAGATAACCTGATGTATCGATCTGGCCTACACGCACCCCGCGGTTTGTACCAAAGACCATGTACTTACCAACATATGATCCAAGTGCCAAGACAATTTCGCCGCGTGGCATATCAGCTGCGGTAACAGCCTTATTCAATAGTGGGACAGCACCGGTTGTATCGAGGACAAGGCGATACACGCTTGATACATCGCCCACATAGCCAGAAGCGTAGATGGCGTTAGGACCTTCACAAATGCCAGTCCAGATCCAGCCTGAGTTAGAATGGGCATAGATTGGCGTTGTGTTGTTGCTTGCAAGAACGATTGTGCCACTGGCTGAGTTGTTTGGAGCCACATTGGCATTTTGAATGTTGAGCGCTACGCTCGTTGGAGTAGGCACATCAATGACCTGCCATGTGCCGTTGTATGGCGAGCCTACGCTCGCAACGGTTACAAGAGAACCAATGGTGAAGTTATGCGCTACAGGACCTGTGCCGATGATTGCCACATTGCCTGTGTAACTCATGTTGTTCTGGCTGTATGCGCCAAGAACTGTTGTAGTGACATTGTAAGAAGTGATTGGCGTTACCTCAAAAAGGTAGTTGTTTACGCCTACGATCAAGCGTTGCTTGACCCAACTCATCTTGACAGAATTAACTGTGCCAGTGGCTGAGGTTGGGTGGGTAAAGACCAGCGTACCGCTGGTTGCAAGGGTAAGCGGACCTTTGTAAATGCCTGTAGCGTTGGCTACATAATAGTAAGTTCCGTCATGGGTAATGTCCAGGATCGTGCCAGAACCGCCCCATGTGACAGTAATAGGGCTAAGACCTTGCGTAAGTTTCTTAACTGTTGAGCCATCGGCTACAAGAGCAAAGTCGTTCGTGCCGTCGTTGCCACCTTCAAACATAATGTTTGTGCCGCTGGTTGAGTAAAGCTGGTCTACATCTGGAAGCAGGTCAACGCGACCGATGTTAAATACATCCACACCAGCAGACTTGTTAAAGCGTAGGCTTACTGAGTCGCCTTCTACTGGCTCTTCATAGCGAATACCAGCGCCATAGTGGAAGCTGGACTGTGAGCGTAGCCACCAACCTGTAAGGGTCTGCTCGCCTGGCTCTTTCTGCTGATCGATCTGTTGCTTACGATACTGTGCAGTTTCACGCTTGTACGGAGCCTTGTCGTTTACGCCGAAGAAGAACGGCAATCCGGCAATAGCGCAGTCATAAGAATTAGATGTGTTTACGAAGGTACTGCCAGCTGAATTGGGCTGACCAATCGGATCAGTTGGCCGTTCGGCTATATGTCGAAAACCGTCAAGTGCCACATCTACTCCTTAGTTTGTTCCAATAAAAAAGCCCCGCACGGGGCGGGGCTGGTATTACAGATATTCGTTTATTTCAAAATANTCTACGCCGTCTTCTACTGTACGGCGCAGAGGGACAATCTCGTCAATCATTAGCCCTTNGCGGCTGCCAAGAGTGTNTCAATATCTTCTTGGGTAAGTCCAAGACCGATCAACTTNTGGTTGGTTGCAGCCAACTTAGCAGCCTGTGCATCTGCTGCTGCNTTGTCGGCGGCTGCCTTATCTGCTGCTGCTTGAGCCGCTGCCTGTTGAGCAGCAATCTCATCGGCTGTCATTGGTCGTTCTGTTTGCACACCTGTAGTGCAATCTAC